CTAATAGGCTTGTTTACTGATTCAACAACAAACAACGCAATTATTAACGGAGTAAGTCAAATGATTTACGGAAAAGGTTTAGATGCGTTAGATAGCAGTACAAAAACAAATGAATACGCTTCATTAAGGTCTATATTTCACGACAAGTGTTTACAAAAAATAGCACTTGATTTAAAACTATTAGGCGAAGCAAGTTTCCAAGTGTTGTACCAAGATGGTCAGGTAAAACGTGCAGAACACTTTCCACGTCAAACACTACGTGCAGAAAAATGTAACGAAGATGGCGATATAGAAGGGTATTATTATTTCTATGATTGGTCAAAAATTAAACCAAACGACAAGCCTAAACGCATTGCAGCTTTTGGATTTGGTAACGGTAAAGAACCTGAAATTAAAATGGTTAAAAAGTACGTTTCTGGATATGATTACTACTGTCCTGTAGATTATCAAGGTGGCTTGGCGTATGCTGATCTTGAATGTGAGATAAGCGATTACCTAATAAACGATGTACAGAATGGTTTCAGTGGAACTAAGGTAGTCAACTTCAATAATGGCGTACCTGACAGGGACAAACAACTTCAGATTAAGTCTGATGTAATGAACAAGCTGACAGGTGCAAGAGGCGAAAAGGTAATAATAGCATTTAACAACAATGCAGAAAGCAAAACATCTATAGACGATATACCCTTAACAGATGCACCGCAACACTATGAATATTTATCTAACGAGTGTACAGGTAAGTTAATGGTAGCACACAGGATTACATCACCTTTACTTTTAGGTATTAGAGATGGTAACAATGGTTTAGGTAACAATGCTGACGAAATACGTACAGCTTCTTTGTTATTTAACAACGTAACTATTAAACCTTACCAAAATTTAATAATTGATTCTATTGATGACATACTTGCAGTAAATGGTATTAGCCTTAAATTGTATTTTAAGACACTACAACCGCTTGAATTTATAGAAACTGACAATGCCATCACAGACGAAGCAAGAGAGGAAGAAACAGGCGTTAAAATGGCTTCACAGGTAGTTAGTAATGATATTGCAGTAATAGATGATAGGTTAGGTTATTCTACACAAGAAAAAGCCGAAGAAATGGCTAAGGATTTAGGATGCAAAGGTTACCATACACACGACTTTGATGGCAAGACTTGGTATATGCCTTGTGAAAAACATAAATTATCTAAACAAGAGTTTGACTTTGACGATGATAAAATGTATGACTTGCTGGATGAGTTTGGCGAAGATGAAAACCTTGACGAATGGGAATTAGTAGATGAACGTGAAGTAGATTATGACCAAGAAGAAGCGTTAGACAAAATGATAGGTTTAGCAAGTACAGGTAGCGCAAGACCAAATGCAGGAAGTGAGCAAGATGGCGAAAATAAAGAAGGCATACAGTTTAGAGTGAGGTATCAATACGCACCATTAAAAACACAAGCTAACAGTAGAGAGTTTTGTAAAAAAATGGTAGCAAATAAAAAGATATACCGTAAAGAAGATATAATGCAAATGAGCCAATTAGCAGTAAATGCAGGGTGGGGATTAAACGGTGCTGCTACTTACGACATTTGGTTTTATAAAGGTGGAGGTGCTTGTCATCATTTTTGGATGCGTAAAACCTACAAAGCAAAATCAGAAGATATTAAACCAGACGTAGGTAACCCTAATGCAGAGGTTAGTGTAAATCAAGCTAAAAAAGATGGTTTTAAACCAGAAACAAATGATAAAAAGGTTGCTAAACGACCTGTAGATATGCCTAACAAGGGGTTTGTAAATAAATAAGATATGGCAGAAGGATTATTCATAACACGAAAAGATTTAGTAAAGTTTACTGCTGTAAATGGTAATGTGGACACAGATAAATTTATACAATTTATAAAAATCGCACAGGACATACACATACAAAACTATTTAGGTACTGACTTATTTGAAGATTTACAAGGACACATAGAAGGCAGTAGTTTAGCTGGTGATAATTTAGCACTTGTAACGACCTATATAAAGCCTATGCTAATTCATTGGGCAATGGTTGAATACTTACCCTTTGCAGCTTATACAATCGCTAATAAGGGCGTATTTAAACACAGTAGTGAAAACGCACAAAACGTAGATAAAAACGAAATAGATTTTTTAATAGAAAAAGAACGAAATATTGCCCAATACTATACTGAGAGGTTTATTGAATATATGTCTTTTAATGCCTCAAGTAAATTTCCAAAATATTATACTAACAATAATGACGATGTTTACCCTGATAAGGACGCATCATTTGAAGGATGGGTATTATAAAAAAAACATATAAACCAAAAAGTTATAATATTGAAAGGTTAAAAAATTACCTTAATAAAATACATATAACAAAAACACAAAAAAGTTATTGATATAATATGGCAAATACTATAAATTGGGGTGAAATATATTGCGTTTCCTATTTTGGTAATTCGTCTAATTTAGGTTCAATTCAAATAAATAGTCAACCAGAATGTTTGGAATAATATATAGTATAAGCTGGTTTGGTGAAGTAAATGCTACAAATGGTTGGGGAGGTGTTTATCCTTTTGATGCTGATGGTAGTTTTTTTACAGTAGACACAACAAAAGAAACAGCAGACACAACACAATATAGAGCAGATGCAACACAATACTAATTTTTAAGATATGGCTAAACAAACAATCAATATAGGAACTACTGCAAATGACGGAACAGGGGATCAGTTACGTAGTGCCTTTGACAAGGTAAATGATAACTTTACAGAACTGTATTCAGATGACGCAGGGGATGTAGGCAGTATAACCGCAACCGCACCAATAGCAAGAGATCAAGCCACAGGAGCAGTAACAATATCTTTAAATGATAACGGTGTAACACACGCAAAACTTGAAAACCGATATACCGCTAAAGCCACAAGCACAGCAACAGGCAGTCAAAACTTAGACGCATCAGCAGCAACCACTTTTCTACTTACAGGAAATGTAGCTACTGCAACACTAACAATTCAAAATATGAAACTTGGTCAAGTAATTGACATTGTTTTATCTGGAACTTTAAGTAGTGCGGTAATTACTCTTGCAACTAATTTTACAAGTGCTACTATTAACAAAGTAGGTAGTACAAATCTTGATCAATCTAAGAAAAATGTAATTCAAGTTGTTTGTATTGATGATACAACTAGCGCTGCTATTGTAAACTATTCTATTAACACATTTGAAGCAGATACAACTCCTTAATTATGAAAGCACGACAAATAGATGGAAACATCAAAACCTATAAGATTTTACCTGAATTTTGGAACGGTTCAACAGGACACATTGTAAACTTTAGAAATGCCTCAAAAGAAGTATTGGAAGCTGAGGGTTTTTATGATGTTGTCATAGCTTCTTATGACCCTTTAGTACAAAACAAAGGAGGGATTGAGTGGGATTCTAAAAAGAAAATATTTACAAATAAAATTACCGACAAAGATTTTAACGTTGAGCAATTTGTATTAGATGAAGATGGAAACCCAACAGAAGAAAAGGAAAAGGTATATAAGTTAGCCGACATCAAAGCAAGTAAAATCTCAGAGATAAAGTCTCAAGCAGGTAAAATGTTAGAACCTACTGACTGGCAAGTTATAAGAAAGGCAGAAAGGGATATTGCTATTAGTAGTGATGTTGCAATAGAAAGAGGTAAGATACTTACAGAAGCTGATAGGTTGGAAGCTGAAGTAAATGCTAAGAAGTCTTACAAGACTGCATTGCAATACAACGTACAATTTTTCCCATCTGATGAAATAGAATAATATGGCTTTAGGCAAAAGACTAATTAACACAGGAGGCGTAGCAGCTTGTACAACCGACTCTGCTGATATATTTGGCGATTCAAGTGGTATTGCCCTTTATAATCTTGACTATGATGCCTCTGATGCTAGTGGTAATTATGATGGCACACCTACCAACGTTGACTTCGGAGTAGGAGGCAAGATAAACTATGGTGCAAGGTTTAATGGTGGTAGTAGTTATATCTCTATACCTCAAGGTAATTTACCTGTTGCAGCATCTGCAAGGACTGTTAGTTTGTGGATAAAAACAACTCAAACAGCATCTGCCGAATTGTTTGGCTATGGTGTTGATGGAACAAACTTATATTACGCATTAACAATAAATGCTTCTTCTGGTAAGGTCGGAACTGCTTTTTACGCAAACGACCATAATTTTACCGCATCAGTTATTGATGGAAATTGGCATCATATTGTTTCTGTTTATAATGGAAACATATTAGAGATGTATGTTGATGGAAACTCTGTTGGAAATGCTACAGCAGGTGCAGTTAACACAGGTTCAGGGGGTACTCCAAAAATTGGAAAATATAATTATACAGGTGATATAGACCAAGTAAGAATATTCTCTAAAGCGTTAAATTCAACAGAAGTGGGTACTCTTTATGCAGAAACCGCTTGTGTATATACTGCAACCACAGACAACAATGCTTATCCTGTTACCAATGTTGCTTACTACAAATTGGACAACAGTTCTGAGGATTTTGCAGGGACTAACGATGGTACAGACTCTAACATTGAGTACAGGTTCGGACGCTTCGGACAAGCTGCGGTATTTAATGGGAGTAATAGTTATATTTCTGGTCTTAATGGAGTAATTCCATCAACAAGCACAGACTGTACTTTTTCTTGTTGGTTTAAGATGGACTCAGGGTTTAGTAGTAATTTCAAATCTATTTTAGGTGGTACTGGTGTAGATTCTTTAAGAATAACTATGAATTTTTCTAGTACTGGTAATTATAAAATACAACCAGGAAGGGGTAAAGGTAGTGCTTTCTACTCTAGTTCAAATTGGAGTGCAATACCTATTTCTGTACAACAATGGTATCATTTAGTGTGCGTGTATACCAATTCAACAAACACAATGAACGTTTATATAGATAATGTTCTTGTAGATTCTGAAGTTTTAAATACAACGACCTCTACGGCTATTAACACTAATTTAGTTTTAGGTTATTATAGAAGTGATGTTGGCTATACTTATTGGGATGGCGATTTAGACCAAGTAAGGATTTTTAATACTGCCCTTAGTACTTCTAACGTAACAGACCTTTACAACGAAAAACCTGAAGTAGATACGTCTAACTTTAAGGCTGTATTGTATGATGGCACAGGAGCAACTGACTATATCTCTAATGTAGGATTTGAGCCAGATTTAATCTGGTTTAAAGAAAGGAATGGCACAAATAGTCATCAGCTATATGACAGTGTTCGAGGTTTTGATTACGCTATATATTCAGACTTAACTGATGCACAATATAATTATTCAACCCATCCTAATGGTGATTTAGCTCCTGCTTCTGTAGAAGCTAACGGATTTTTTACTCCTACATCAGCTAATAATGGCATTAATAGAAATGGTGGCGAATATGTATCTTGGAATTGGAAAGCAGGAGGCGCTGCAGTAGCAAACACTCAAGGAAGTACTACTTCAGATGTAAGTTTTAATACTGCCGCAGGGTTTAGTATTGTGAAATATACTGGTGCAGGAGATGTAAATGTAGGACACGGACTTTCAGCTGCACCAAATTTAATAATAAGTAAAATAACTAATGTAGGTGGTAGTTGGGTTGTATATAATTCAATAAGTGGAACAGGAAAATATTTAGTTTTAAATGATACTGCATCTATAGCAACTGCTTCAGAAGTTTTTTCTGCAGTTACAGATACTACATTTACACACAATTGGAGTGGCAATAGTTATTCATACATCGCCTACTGCTGGCATTCAGTTGCAGGATATAGTAAGATAGGGAGTTATACAGGTGCAGCTACACCTAATGCACAAAATATAGGGTTTAGACCGAGTTTTATTTTATTAAAAGGTGCAACTGTTACTGAAAATTGGTCAATTTATGACAGTAAAAGGGGTACAACTCAAAGACTATACCCTGACCTTGCGAATGCTGAACATACTTATTCAAGTGCTTTAATAAATTTTACAGATAATGGTTTTGAATTTGCAACTACAAGCAGTTCTCATAATGGAAGTGGTCAAACTTACATATATATGGCATTTAAATAAATGAGATGGAGGATATGAAGATATTTGGGTTGTACTCTGCTAACATATTTGCTTTAGCATTTAGTGTTAGTGAAGTAAATGAAGTCTTACAGATGATTGTAATGGGAGCAACCTTAACCTTTACGGTAATACAAATATACAAAGCACTAAAGAAATGAAGATGCCTTCTAATGGAGCAGCCAAAGATATAAGACACTTTTCAGGAAGTTTGCTGGTGTTCTTTTTAGTTGTTTTGATATTGTTATATCTGTCAAAATATCAAATTCCTGAAGAAAACGCACAGATAGTAAATACTCTAATCGGAATGATTGCCGCAAGTATAGCGATGGTCATAGCGAGTATTACAGGTAGAAATGGTGATGAATTAGATTCTGCTAAAAAGAAGATAAGCAATTTAGAGACTAAAATAGATATGCTTGTACAAGCTAAAGATACATTAGAAGATATGCTTATTAAGGTGCAAGATGACACAATAGATAGATTGCTTTTAAATAAAGCTATGGCTTGTGATGATAAAAATTGTAAGTGCAAAAATGAATCTTAAATATTTTAATATTGAAGAATTTGATAGTCCTGACCTCCCTAATAGTGGGGTCAATATGGATCGTGATTTCTTGCAAAAGTTGGACTTGGCACGTAACATTGCAGGGATTGGATTTAAGATCAATTCAGGCTACCGAACAGAAAATCATAACAATGCCATCTATAAAAGATTGGGAAAAGAACCAATTAAATCCTCACACCTTATTGGTAAAGCAGCCGATATTGCCTATACAAATTCACGTGAAAGATGGATTATTATTACAGCCCTACAAGATGCAGGGTTTAATAGATTGGGTATCGCAAAAGGATTTGTCCACGTTGACTCAGACAAAACTAAATCACCAAACGTTATCTGGACATACTAATACAGTTGGTAATACGCTATGCCTAAAAAGAAATTTAAAGACACAGCAGTAGGTTCTTTCCTACTTCAAAAGATACCCAAAGTAGTAGGTGCAATAGCACAAGACACACCTGTAGGAAGCGTTATAGAGGCTATTATAGGGGGTTCTGAAATGTCTGAGGCAGACAAACAAGTAGCATTAGAAAAACTACGCTTAGAACGATCTGAAATGGATGGCGTTACTAAGAGATGGGTAGCAGATGCAAGGTCTGGTGCTTGGTTAGCAAGTAATGTACGACCTTTGGTTTTAATATTTTTAACTACAAGTTATGTAATAGGGTGGTATTTAGGCTATCCGTTAGATGAAATAACAGGTTTGCTTACTATTGTTATTGGCGGATATTTTGGATCAAGAGGAGTAGAGAAAGTATTTGGTAACAACAAACATCAATAATGGCTAAACAACAAATTTCATCCTATTATAAAAAGCCTAAAAAAAGGCGTAAAGGCGTACACGCCAAGAGCAAATCAAGTAGCTTAAAATCAAGTAAAAATTACCATAAGGTTTATCGTGGACAAGGAAAGTAATTAAATGTTATAAACAAAACATTTATTATTAAAAAAAAAGCGTGTAACTTTGGTGGGTAGTGGGAATATAAATTTAACCAATATATATATAAATACTATGACTGAAGATTTAACTATTAGAAACTTAGCACAAAAAATAGCAACAGACTTTGCATTATCTATTAAAGAAAGAACAGATTACTTGTTAGAACTTGATGCAAATCAATATACTAACTTAGGTTCTGATTCTACTAAAACAGAAAAAAGTAAAGTAAAATCTGATAGTAAATTCATATACAAGCAGATAAAAGGTATTGATGAACCTACAGGTAAATTATTGATTAACCATTTAGATGTCTAAACGTAAAAAACCTACACGTAGTAAGCTGGTAAAAAAACTTGATATATTATTTAGTCAGTTTGTTAGAGTAAGTAATGCTGATAAAAATGGTTATTGTATTTGTGTAACGTGTGGTAAAAAAGGACATTGGAAAGATGGTAGCATACAAGCTGGTCATTTTATGTCAAGAAAACATTACTCTACAAGGTGGGATATTAGAAATGTAAAGCCTCAATGTGTAGGGTGCAATATGTTTAAAAGTGGCGAACAATATAAATATTCAATTTATTTAGGTTCAGAACTTGCAAATGCGTTATATTTACAGAGTAACAAAATTGTTAAGTTTAGTAATGATGATCTACAAGAAATGATAGATCGTTATAGTACAGAACTTAAAAGACTTGTTTAGTTTTATTGTTTTATTGTTTTTAAAAGGGTGGTTAATAGCTGCCCTTTTTTCGTTTAAAAAAATATTTGTATATTTACAATATGGAACATATAAACAAAGTAGAACTTTTTGGCAAGGTCAAAGAACTACAACACGAAAACAAGTTACTAAGAAAGCAGTTAAACATTCAAAACGGAATTTATTATGCCAAAGACAGAAACTAACATTTTTAATAAGCTGTTTAAACTGCAGCAGGAAATAGGTGCAGTAAGTAAAGATGCAAGTAACCCATTTTATAAGTCAAAGTATTTTGATATTAATTCACTTATTAAACAACTAAACCCATTATTAGCTAAACACAAGTTATTACTTATTCAGCCAATTATGGACAATATGGTTTTAAGTAGAATTATTTGCATAGACAACGGAGGTAGTGTAGACAGCAGTTTAACATTGCCAGAAATTGACGACCCACAGAAATTAGGTTCTGCTATTACTTATTATCGTAGATATACACTTGCAAGTTTATTAGGCTTACAAGCTGAAGATGATGATGGTAATTTAGCAAGTAGTAAGTCTGTTATTACAGATGATAAAAGGTGGTTAAATCAAAACACACCAGAGTTTAGTAAAGCCATTGAGTATTTAAAAGGTGGAGGTGATTTAGATAATATAAAATCTAAATACAAGGTCAGCAAAAAAATACAAGATGAACTTGCAAAGGTGTAAAATTAAAAGTATATATTACAAAACTGAAATTAATAACAAAGAGTATAAAATTAAAATTTATGGAAAAAAAGAATGTAGCAATTTTATCAGGCAGTATCAACCTATCAGCGATTGATAAAACAAAGATCGTAACTGCCAAGAACGGAAACCAATATTTAAATCTTACTATGATGGTACAAAACGAGTCACAGTATGGAAACAATATATGGATAACACAAAGCCAAAGTAAAGAAGAACGTGAAGCTAAACAAAAAGCAAACAGTTTAGGTAACGGTTCTGTACGATGGATAGGTGGAGAAGTTAAAGTAGCAGAACGTAACGAGGTTACAAACACAGAACAAAACCCACAAAGACAAGAAGTAGATTTACCATTTTAAATATAGGGGGCGTAACAGCCCCTTTTTTTATGCTATTAAAACGTTTAAAACTTGGAGAGAAAATGCCTGATGACTTTTGGAATTACAAGGTAAATCCTATATTAGGTTATGAATACGAAGGACAAATAAGAAACACACATAAGGAATATAAAAAATATGGACTAAATACAAACCAGATTAGATGATAGCACAAACTAAAACAATACAAGACAAAATACTGGACATAAAATACGGAAGGGTAAAGGAAGGATTAAAGATAGGTGTACCTGAAATAGACGAGTACATAAGGTATAAACAGGGGGAATTTTTTTTACTAATTGGACACGCAAATGTGGGAAAGACTACTATAGTATGTTATCTATTAACCCTATGGGCAATAAAGCACAACCTAAGATTTTTAATTTGGTCAAGCGAAAACACACCACAAAGCATAGTAAGAAAGATTATAGAATTTAAAATGGGTACACCAATACATCAGGCAGAAGAAAAAGACATAGCCGATGCGGTAGTATGGTGCGATAAGCATTTTAAAATAATAGACGTTGAGGATTTATATACTTACAAGGATTTGATGAAAGAAGCAAACGCAGTAAAGGATGCTTGGGACTATGATGGTTTACTTATAGACCCCTATAATAGTTTGGCTAAAGACCATCAACTTTTAAGGTCAGTAGGTGGTCACGAATACGACTATCAAGTAGCTTCTGAACTTAGGCTATTTGCCAAAAAGAAAAATGTAACTGTATTTTTAAATGCACACGGAGTAACTGAAAGTCTAAGGCGCACACATCCAAAAGGACACGAATACGAAAACTTACCAATGCCTTTAGGTTTAGCAGGTGTTGAAGGTGGGGGCAAATGGGGTAACCGTTCTGATTCCGTGTATTCAATACACAGGTACACGTCCTCCCCAAGCGATTGGATGTATAGCCACATACACGTATTAAAGGTTAAAGAAAATGAAACAGGTGGCAGGTGTACACCATACGAACAACCAATTAGCCTTAGAATGTCTTTAAATAATGTAGGATTTGAATTTATGGGACAAAACATTTTACATAAAAAACAAGTAGAACCAATAAAATTCTGATGGACGCAAACAAAATATTTTTATATCCAATAGTGCCTTTGTTTATGATGCTGATGTTGATAGCTTTAATATTTATTGTTATTGCATTTATAGTAGATGGTGAAATAATACTTAGCCCTGTAAAAGGTTTTATGATAGGTGCATTAGTACACAATGAAACATTTGAAGAAAACAATCAAGAAGTTACAGAATATACTTTACAATGTTTGTTAGGTATAATTAGTGTAAATGTTTTATGGAAGAAACAGAGTGGTTAGGCAAGGTAGCCGAACAGCATAGCGAGTGGATTAAAATTATAAATTCTTTTGGTGAGTTTGACTTAGCAGAGGATATGGTACAAGAGATGTATCTTGTAATTTATAAATATGCAAGTGAAGAAAAAATTATTAAAAAAGGTATTGTTAGTAGGGGTTATATTTTTTATGCCCTTCGGTCTGTCTATTTTAGTTATTACAATGCTAAAAGAAAAATTAATAAGGTTAGGCTTGATGATAAAGAAAACTACACGCAAATACCACACACTTCAGAAATGGATGAACAAATAGGCTACAATGATTTTATAACTTTAGTAGATCAGCATATAGACAATTGGAGGTGGTACGACAAAACACTATTTAGATTGTACAGAGATACAGATATGTCAATTAGGAAAATAGCAGAAGAAACAAACATAAGCTGGGTAAGTATATTTAACACCTTAAAGCGGTGTAAACAAGAATTAAAAGAAGTGTTTAATGAAGATTATATAGATTTAAAAAACAAAGATTATGAATGGAATAGACAAAAGGACTAAAGCCTACAAAGAGTGGGTAAAGAACCACGAAAACAAAAGTAGTGGGTTAGGTGATACGGTAGAGAAAATAACTAAAGCTACAGGCATAAAAAAACTTGTAGAGAAATTTACACCTGCTGGAGAAGATTGTGGGTGCGATAGCAGAAAGGATAAGCTAAATACTATTTTTCCCTACGTGAAGCCTTTGTGTTTAAACGAGCAGGAATTTAATTATCTAACTGACTTTTTTGATGACAATGTTACAACTGTAACACCTACTGTACAAAAAGAAGTATTAGCTATTTATAATAGAATATTTAAAGAACGTAAACCTACTACTAACTGTGGCAAATGTTTTTTTGATGGTACTGTAAGTAAGTTACGTAAAATCTATAATGAGTATCTGTGATAAGCTGGAAGGAATCAGACTTATTTAAATATTTGCAAGGTTGTTGTTATCCAGACTTAGTAAAGGCACGTAAACAATTAAGCAGGTGGGATTGTTATTCAGTAGATAAACGACACAGGATAGAACTAAAATGCAGAGGTAGGCATTACGATACTTTATTGATAGAGAAGAAAAAGTATGATGCAATGATTAGTAAAGCAAAAGAAAATCTTGATCTGCCGATGTACATTAATTCTACACCCAATGGAGTGTACAGGTTTAATTTGTTTTTAATAGAACCAAAGTGGGAGTTGCAATATCATAATAAAACTACTACCTTTAGCAACACCAATAAAATAGAAAAGGAGGTAGCAATGCTTCCTGTAATAGATGCTGAGATATTATGACAAAGAAAATACACAACTTAAAACACATTAGGTACTTGACAGACTTTGAGGTTATAAGTAATAATCTACTAAAGTGGAAAAAGGCAAAACCCATAAAGGAGTTAGACGATATGATAGATGCTATCATTAGCATTAATTATTACATTACAAATATATATCAGAACGAACTTTACCACGCAGAAGCACAGGCAGAATATAGGTCTGCTAAGTTACGTGCAATAGATAGAGCAAGTAAGGCTGAAAAGAAAGTACAAGAACTTGAAAAGGAGTTAGAAAAGTATAAACTAAAAGAACAATTAGGGATATGATAAACTACTACAGTCAAGCAAACGGTTATTACACAAATACAACTAACGATAGGACTGACCCTATTGTAGAAAGCGTAAAAACAAAATACGACCAAAGAAGCAAGTTAGGAATAGATAAATACAATACTACTTTATATGACAACCCTGATGGGTTTTACAAGTTCTTAAACCATCTACAAGAAGAACTAATGGACGCTACATTATATATTGAAAAGTTAAAAAAAATAAATGAAGGAAAGTAAATTAATAGAAATGCAAAACAATATAAAAGACTTGCAAATGTTTTGTGTAATGCTATCCGAAAAAATTGACAAACTGCAAGAAAAAAAATAATTTGTTTGTTTATAATATGTTTACTATATTGCAGTATAAAACATAAGATATGAACTACGAAGATTTTTATTACTCATCACTTTCTTTTGATGAATTAACTAATCACGCCTCTAAAGGCTTAGATGCCTATGGCAAACGATGCCAACAGGAAATAGAAAAACGATCACAAAACAAAACATTAAAACTATGATTACATTATTAAATGGCGATGCTTGGGGTAAAGATGAAATACTCACTAATATGGTAGACGATGAGTTTTACTATAAACACTTAGGCAAATATGCTTTAAGTAGCAGTAGTATTAAAACAATCTTGAAAAGCCCTAAGACATATAGGAACGTTATTAAGTATGGGAACGACTCTGAAACACCTGCCTTGATAGCTGGAAAGTTGTTTCATTGGATGGTACTTGAACCACGTAAATTAGATAAGCTACATTTTGTAGAAGCAAGCACACGTAATACAAACGTTTATAAACACGCCAAAGAAGAACACGGTGAGGCTTATTTGGTAAAAGAAAAGTTTGCAGCAGAACGTTTAACTGATGCACTACTAAGAAATGAAGCTGCGTTACAATTACTAACCAAAGCAGAGTTTGAAGTACCAGCTATTGAAATGATGGAAGGCATAGCGATAAGAGGCAAGGCTGATATACTAAAAGGTGATCATCTAATAGACCTTAAAAGTACAGCAGACCTTAGTTCTTTTAAGTGGTCAGCAGACAAATACGGTTACGATCTACAGGCTTGGTTGTATATGGAATTGTTTAACTGCACGAAGTTTACCTTTTTAGTTGTAGATAAGAACAGTTGTGATATTGGAATCTTTGAAGTAACAGATGAGTTTTTAGAACGTGGTAAGAATAAATTTATACAAGGTATTGAAAACTACAAATACTTCTTTGAACAAGATAACGATTTAGATCAGTATGTAATGAGAGGAATATTATGAACAAGCAAGGTCAAATAGAATACCCAAACTTTATTAACGAATGTTCTGTTTATATTGGTAAATTAAGACATTTATATAATTATGATTTAAACGAAACAACAGATAAATATAATAGGTTTGGCAAAAGCGATGCACCTGATATACTTGGACTAAAGGGCGAGTTGATTTTTTCATATTTTTTATCAAAAAATAACATTAAATATTCAAATGCAAAATTACTTTCTAACCTTCCAATAAAAGAACCTGATATAATTGTAGGAAATAAAAATATAGACGTGAAAACAATTAATGCTGATGCTCCACATTTATTAGTAAACGAAGATGCACATAAGAAAGATAAAAATATTGATACTTACGTTTTTGTACAAATAAAAAATAATCAAACTGCTAATTATTGGGTTTATAGTTATAAAGAGGTTGATAGTTGGCAAGTTAAATTTTTTAAATACACAAATGCGTACTGTAAATTAATAAAAGCATAGATTACTTTATATCTTAAGCGTTAAATGAATAATAAACAAAAGAATGAATTTTACTTAATGGCATTACTTGATATAAACAATGGAGTAAGTTATCAACAGATGTATGATACAATGAAAATGTATGAGCAACACGAAGAATATGAGGCTTGTGCAGGAATATTAAAAGCAATAAAAGAAGAATTTGAATTATGACAACAAAAGAAATTAAAGAATTAGTAGAGCAAGAAACAAACAACACATTAGACACTAAAACACGTAAAAGAGATATTGTCTACACAAGAGCAGTTTACTTTAAGCTATGTAGAGTACATACACTATTACCCCTGTCTGAAATAGGTTTAATTGTAAACAAGAATCACGCTACAGTCTTACACGGTTTAAGGTTGTTTAATAATGTACTTGTAGAATATGAACAAAGCTACTTAGAACTATTTTCAAAACTTGATGAACAAATACGCAAACAAACAGGCAAGAAATTAAGAAATACACAAAAACTACTGAACCCTGAAATATTCTATAGGAAAAAGTACACACGTTTATTATTAGAGCATAGAGATATAAGCCAAAAGTATAGAAACCTAAAAAAGTTTTTAAATGTATAGACCATTACGAGAGGAGTTAGAAATTAAAAATAGTAAGGTACACGGTCAAGGAGTATTTTCTAAACAAAAAATAATAGCAGGATATGACTTAGGCAACACACATATATATAGAAACAAAGAAATACATAGAACACCTTTAGGAGGCTTTTTAAACCATAGTGATACACCAAACTGTTTTATAATAGATAACGCAGCAGAGAGTGTCTTATACACAGTAAGACCAATTAACAAGGGAGAAGAACTTACAGTTTATTACAGAAAGTATGATGTTTGAATACTTAACTATATTTTATATAACTGCAATATTTGCTTTAGTAATAGCGTTGTTCTTTAACAAAGAATAGTTTTTTTTATTGTATAATTGAATAAACAATGTTTTTCAAATGGATAAGAGGCAATTTAATGGCGGTGCAAGAGAAGGTGCAGGGCGTAAACCAAAGGCAGTTGAGGTAGAGTTAATAGAAAAACTTACACCACTTGAACCATTAGCACACGAAGCATTAATGGAAGGTTTAAAGCAAGGTGATTTTAAATACGTACAGTTGTTTTATAATTACTATGCAGGTAAACCAAGAGAAACTAAAGACATTACGATCAACGAGGACTTACCCCTTTTTGTAGATTAGCGATAACCTAAACGCTATTCTGCAACCTTTATGCGAGTAAAGAAAACAAAAGCACTTGAAAAGTTAAGGAACTTAAACCAACGTATAAGAATCGTTAGGGGTGGTAGTAGTGCAGGTAAGACTATCTGCATATTATTGATTCTAATAGACTATGCTATACGAAACAATGGTTTATCTATATCTGTAGTTACAGGAACTGTACCTGCCTTAAGAAGGGGTGCATACAAAGATTTTATCCAAATAATTAAAGGACTAAATAGATACAAAGAAAGTCAGCACAACAAATCTTTAATGAAATACACCTTTACTAACGGAAGCTACATAGAGTTTTTTAGCACAGATGACAGTAGTAAATTACGAGGGGCAAGAAGGGATTTACTGTTTATAAATGAAAGTAATACTATATCAGGGTTTGATGCTTATCAAGAACTTGCTATAAGAACATCTGGTGCTATATGGTTAGACTACAACCCTACAAGTTTGTTTTGGGTAGACAAGGAACTGATAGGACAACCTGATACAGACTTTATAACGCTTACCTATAAAGATAACGACAGCTTGCCTGAAAGCATAATAAAAGAACTATTAAAAGCAAGACAAAAAGCTAAAACATCAACCTATTGGAAGAATTGGTGCAGAGTTTATTTAGATGGTGAGGTAGGTAGTTTAGAAGGTGTTTGTATTCCTGATTGGAAACAAATAGACACAGTACCACAAGAATCAAGATTATTAGCACACGGTATGGATTTTGGTTATACCGATCCAACTTCAATTATTTCACTTTACAAATATAATGATGCCTATATATTTGATGAGGTGTTTTATAAATCTAATACTGTTTTAAGGGATGTTAGTTTATTTTTAAGACAGAATAACATTACGGAAAACATCATTGCAGACCAAGCAGAACCCAAGAGCATAGAAACCTTGCGAAGGGATGGGCATAACATCTACCCTTGTACAAAGGGAAGGGATAGTGTGAACTTTGGAATTAACCTTATAAACCAAAACGAAATATACATAACCAGCAGAAGTAAGAACCTTAAACGTGAATTACAAGGATATATATGGGCAACAGATAAAGATGGCAACACACTACCTAAACCAACAGGTGAACACCCAGACTGCATAGACGCAGCACGATATGTATTAACAGACACAATAAGCAACCCTAACAAAGGAGAATATCACATTTATTAAAAATATTTTGTTTATTATTTGTTAATTAAAAAAAAGGTTATATATTTACATCATAAAACAATTATTAATTAAAATTAATCAAATGAAAAAGTACAAAGACAGATCAACATCTACAAGATTATTATCAAACGTTGAAGGAACATCTTACAAATTAATTATAAAGTTTGGGGATAATATTAGAGAAAAAATATTTGAAGGAAAAGATGCTTATAAAAGAGCAGTATTATTTCAAGATGGTGTTACAGAAATGATGCAATCAATTAGATAAAAACAACAGGGGGCAGCA